TTAAGTCCGTTTCATGAACAATATTCTCAGGCACATCTTCTAATTTCACATCAGAACTTGGTTTTGTTTCTATTTTTCCGGGAACGAACTCTGGTTTGATATCAGACTGTGGTGTTGATTCTGATTTTGCATCAGGTTTCACTACCGGATCAGGTTCAAGATCAGATATAGAAGAAATGGAAGAAGAATCAGATTTTGACAAACTGGATTCAGAATCATCTTCACTAGTTTTTGGAGTAGGTTTTGGTCTTTCAGGTCTGGGTTTTTCCGGTGCTGGCTCATCATCGCTGGAAGTGTCAGAAGGTTTGCGACCTTGTGGTTTTCGTTTCTTCTTGCATCCAGGGCCTGTTGGTCTTCTGGCAGCCGGCAACACATAGGAGTCAGTTTCCGAACCGCTGGCTGAAGAATCAGTAGCTTCATCAGTGCTGTCTTCATCTGATGTTGCAGCGTTGGCAAATTCTGTAACGGTATCCACCAAGTAATTTCGCACTTTCTTGTTGCCATTATAGCTGGCCAAATTAATGGTATGCCTTTTGTTGGGATCATAAATTTGCTTCATTCTCAGGACGAAATCATTGTGTTCTTCTACATCATCCAAAGAGACTTCAGAAAAATCCATGTAAGGTATTTCATCAGAAAGAAAAGAAACATACTTTCTCCAACTTTGTATACCAAATCTGGTATAGGCCTGGGCGTACGTTACTGACACTGACCACGGAGTGAATATGCTAATCATCCTCAAGAGAAACACTAACACCCCCGAAAAATCGACAACATCGGTGTTTTCCTTGTAATCTTTGCCAAAAACAATCTTTTTCAAACGAATTTTGTTGAGGTCATCCTTCAGAGCCGAAGTGCCTTTGTGGTAAAAGTTCATAATATGCTCAATGATAACAGGCTTCTCTTTTGCAAGTTTTTTCCAAAGTTTTCTCATTTGTTTGTAGCCCAAAATGGAACACATTCTGATCAAACCCATTTTATTATTCATCAACGCGTCCTCAGACGATAAACCTTCACTATGGATTTTGAGGTACGCAAACAATTTCTCAAAAGTTTCCTCATAGCCAGCGCCTTCAGAATACAATTTAACCAAAGCAGGCAAATAACTTTTACTGACGAACATAGATACCATTTTGTCACCAACACTACTCGATTCAGGCATCTTTTTGAAATTAGCCAAAAGATAAGCTTCAGACGAAGTCGGATTTTTGGTCACGGCGTTATAGACCACAGATTTCTTAAAAATTGACCTCAATTCAGTCAAATAGGAACTGTCAAAATTATCAACAATTCTGATGATCACGGGACAAGTGAGTGTCTGCTTACGAAGAAATTGCAACGTAATTTCTTTAGTAGTAGCAAACCCAGACTTGTAATGACCATCAGAAACGCTGTAAATAAACAGTCCTTTCGACATGGTAAAGGCCTTGGCGTTAACATCACTGACATCAATGAACTTGATTTTGTTAGATTTGAATGTGTCGAAATCATACCCCGTATAAGTGACTTTGTATTTGTTTTCAATCAAATTTCCGACGCTCCCAGTACCAGCTCCAATTTCAGTGACTTGAGAAGGTTTGTATCCTGTGACTTTCAATATTTCGTCGATGATCATCGCTCTGGTATCAACATAGTCATACAAATTCATTATATTTCGGAACTCCGTAACAGTATCAAAATGTTCAGCCTTAATGGTTCGGAGGCGTTTACGCATGCGGCCTTCATGATTAAAAGCTAGTTCATAAACAATTTTCATGAATTTCTGAATTGCTCTGTCGAATTCAAATTCTTTATTTTCACGCACATTGTAATGTCCGATTGACTTACGATCGCAAAAGTTTTTTGGTGCGACAAAGTTAACGACAAATGTATTGTTCAAAGTTTCTGATCTAATGTTGCCCATCATGAGTGGTTTCTTGGCATTGACAAATACGACAAACCGTACACGGAGAATAGCAAAGAAGAAATTTATAGTCTCCAAATTGCAAATATGTTCATTGTTCAATCCGTCAGTAATGTTACTCAAAGCGTAGTCCCCATAAACTTTCAAAAGATGGGGTTTGAACTCAACAATGTCTCTCAAAAAATCTAGTATCACTTCACCTTGCTTGTCAGGCAAACCAACAGAGTAAGCCAAAGTATTGAAACCACAAAGCATTTGTTTACCGTCCATTTCGACGACAGGCATAGCAGCTACTGTTTTCATCATAGCCACCGACGGAATCACTGAAATATTGTTTTTGTGAATCTTCATGGCATTTGCAACATTCTTGACATGTCTATTAGCAGGCTTCAAAATCTTTTCCACACACGACTGCAATTCAAAGTCATGGGATGTGATGACATACCTGTTGAACAGTGGGTCCTTTATACCTGTGACATGCAATTTTTCGACGATATTTTGGATTGACACCGTGAGATCTTCGTCACCGGATTCCAGAATGTAATGGGCATATGTAACGAAATCCCATTTTTTAAAATTAAAAAATTCGACGATTTTGTCTAAGAAGCTAAAAGCAGCTGGGGTCTTTTCATGGTTAATCAGCTCTTTAGTATCTGTCATGACACGTTTCACATACTCCATATTGATTAATCTGACTCTGTACATGAATAAATATTTGTGAGTGCCATAATAAAGCAAATCTTCATCAGTCATGGTATTTCTG